CCTAACATCGGCCTTTTGTCGAACCTATTTTTTTCAGCAAAAGGACCATTTACATGGTTATAATGAAGAAATACTTGGCCGCAAGTATTACCTTCAAATGGTTCTCTCCAATGCTCTAATTCACACCCACTATATACCAGCATATCGCCAACATCAAGTAGGACTTTAGTGCCTTTGGGAGCGTTAGGTTTATGTATATTTTTATATTCATCTATTACTGTGTCTTGACCTGTGCCATCTATAAATATAGGCCATGGGTCACCCCCTAAATTAAGGGTAGTTGAAACCTCACAACTAGGTCGATCTTTATGTCTCTTTAAAATATCGCCTTTTTTATAAGCTCTAGCATAAGAATAAGTAGGTATTAAATCTAAGCCTGTGTGTTGCTTCATTACAGGAAGCATCTTAACCATAAGAGTTTCCATTACAAAATCTGCATAACACGAATAGGTATTAGGTATTTGCTGGTCGGTCCATGTTCCCAGGATAGAAGATTGTGAATGTATATTATTTTTATACATAAAATTTACAGCCTCTCTTTTAAGAAGAAAATAATTAAGTATAAAATTAGCCATTTCATAAGATAAAGCTTTCTTTATTACTTGATATTTATGGTCTCTAAACATTAAATCCTTTCTGTATAAAATTAAAACTCACAGATATTCTTATATCATTAGATTCGTTAGGGTCAACACAATGCCACAGCCAAGCTGGAAATATAATTATTCTACCTTCTAATGGATTTACACGAACTTCTCTCCATAGATGTGAAGGTGGTTTTCCTTCTTTTCTTCTTGGCATAACCATATGTGCTCCAGATCTTGGGTCGTTAAATATTATCTGTCCAGAATTTTTTGGTGCTTTAATATAGTACACTCCACTAAAATGACTATTAGGATGTAGATGTGGCCTATTGTATCCTCCAGGTGGGTTTATATTAGCCCACATATTCCCCATAAGAGGTTCGCTATCTAACCACTCCTCTTGAAATATTTCATTTTGCATTTTAAATAATTCATCAACTAAAGGTTTAAACATTGGTATTTCGTGCATATTGGTTTGACTATGCCATCCATTCATATTAGTTCTTTTAATTCCTTTGTCTCTATTGGCCCAAGCAAGAACTTCTTTTTCAAGAAATCTGTTATCTAAGTTAACATCTTTAGCATAAATAATAGTTGGAAAGTATGCAGCTTTAATCATCATTTAAAAGGTGTTCCCCCAAACCACATAACTAAAGATTTTCTGTTGCCACGTATAACGGGTGTAACTCTATGTCTTATAAAAGAAGCAAAAAATATAGCATGACCTTGTTTAAGTTTTGTAGTTTTACCCTCAGACATTAATTCTAAATCACCACCTTCAAAGTCAGATTCAGGAGATAATAAACAAGTCATTGATATCTTTCGAACTGGTGGTTCGTGTGCACAGTTTACATCATTGTCTACATGCCATTCATAAAACCCACCTTTTGGGTACTCTGTGTACTGTGCATATTCGGTTANTGTCATTCCATCAAAACCAAAATGATTACCATTGGTAGTCTTCATAATTTTTTCAATATCTTTATACATGTCTGGCATTTTTTTAAATGGGATCCAACTAATATGTGATGTTCTAGTTTTAGTATCTATCTTTCCACCTTTAATACCTTTTTCATTTCCAACCGCTGCATCTTGTTTTGGTTCGACCCTTCCTGCTTCAATAATCATTTGACATTGTCGAGGTGTAAATATTGGATTAGTAGTTTCAACTATAAAAGATTTCCATCTTGGTTCTGTTATCATATTAATATCCGTATTCTACCCATCCCGTTATTATATATTTATCATTCGATAAAGGTGGGTTGCCTCTATGAACGTGTGTAAACTGTGAAGGCCAAACTAATAATGTATTCTTTTCTGGTTTAAACCTACACTTTTGATATAAAAATTCTGTTTCTCCACCTTCTGCTACATCGTTAAGATAAACACTAAAAGCTAATATTCTATTTCTAGCTTTCATCTCAGCGTTTTCACAGTGCCACATATGGTAACCTTCACCAACTTTAGTTTTTTGTATTTTAACTTCTAATATGTTGTGTGTAGCTAGTTTTTTTAAATGAGAATATTTTTGAGTATATAATGGATATACATCTTTAAAAAACATATCTATAAAAGGTTTGTTACTATAGGTTAGTGCAGTGTTAACTGAACCCATAATTGTACTAATTGCGTTATCTGATACTACCGTTTCATCTTCTACTCTTGGATACACAGCCCCTTGTTCCTCACAATTTTTAAAAAAAGTAAGATAACTATTTATTAATTCATCTGTCATAAAATTTTTAAATATACCTATATGATTATCTATGTAATATTGTTTGTCCATTATACTACACCCCTGTTTTTTATAGGGTCAAAATCTACATCTATATTTGCAGCAAGAGTTCGTCTTACTTCATCAGTACCGTTAAAAGGATATACACAGTGCCTCATATCATATGGAAATATATAAAAGTCTCTAAGATTCATAGGCGGTTGATAATCTATTTTAGCAAACTGACCATTAGCTGCGCCTAGTATTTGTAGTCTACCATTTTGTGGTACTTCATCATTTGAATATTCCTTACCAAATGTTGATGGTAGTTTTAAAATCATAACACTTGATAGACCTGTAAATAACATACCTCTATGAATGTGCGCAGGGTTGTATTCGTGTTGTTTCATTTCATTAACCCAGACAGAATTTAAATGTGTCTTATAACCTCTTATTTTATTAAATGCTAAATAGTGTTTAAATGTTTCAAAAAAATAATTTAGTTATATTTTTTGGTAACATATTATGATTTTTCATCTTTGTTTGATCCGCCCCATGATAAAATAAAGAATGTTCTTTTTCTATTTTACCCACTAATTGTTTATTTGCAGGTGCAAGATTATGATAATTTGTTTCGTATATATAGTTAATACCATTAAATATATCTAAAGGTACTTGATACTTTAAAATTGATTGACCTAAAAATACAAAATCAAACTTTGGGTTTTCCATGTTGAGTAATTTGTTCTTTCTCTGTGTAACTGCTTTCTAGTTCACCAGATTTTTTAATTCTTTGTAATGATTGTAATTGTCCCATTACATTAAATACTTCTGCTTCACTAGAATTTGCATTTAAAGTTTTTGCTTTTTCGTGATATTGTAACCCGTATGATTCTAGTTGATGTTGATTAACATCTTTGTCATTAAATGATCCATCATTAAATTCACCTTTTAATTTAGACCACATTTTAATTTCTCTTATTCTATGTTTTGCAACTTTTTCCATAGAAGCTTTTGCAAATCTAGCTTCATCTAAATCTATTTGATATTTAGTTGCTTTGTATTCATCTTCTTCTTTATCTATTTTTTTTTCTAACCAAGTAATTTTTGCTTCGTTTCCTCTATAGTCAAATGATAATGTCATTAAGTTATCTAAGTATGATGATTGTTCTCTTACACACTGCCAATACTTTGACGCTTTAGTTGGATATCTATTATCTTGTAGTACAGAAAACCTTGCTTCTGTTTCTGTTCGAAACATTTGTTTTTTGGTCCATGTATCACGAAGCTCGTCTACCATACCTTTAAACGATGACAAATCTTCTTGTGTTAATAGATTATTTAAATGAGGTTCTTCACCTTGTATTACTTCTTTAACGTCTTTTTTCATAGCTTTATCCTTTATAGTTAAGACTAATATATATTAATAAAAATAAATTACAAGTCTTATGAATCGGTAAATGTTCTTGTTTGACCTGTGCCTGCACCTGTCCATTCTTCTGTTGCTGCAGTATTAGGTGGAGCTTCTCCACCAAAAGCTAAAGCATTTGTATTGTCTGCTCCTGCACCTCCAAGACCTAGTCTAGCAGTACCTAAATTTGTTGTTTCAGTCCAGTTTGTTCCATTCCATAATTCTGTATCTGCTGTATAACCTGGAGCATTTCCTCCATAAATTAATCCAGATGTTTGAGTTCCGTCACTTCCTGCAAATCTTCTTGAATTATTTAAATCGTTTACTTCAGTCCAATTAGTTCCATTAAAAGATTCTGTTACGGCGACAACTGGAGGAGGT